GTNGAAAGTCACGGACAACCACTTTATGAACTTATAAATAATTCAGCATCAAAAGATAGAAAAGTATTTTTTGTCTATGGTGGGGTAGATGTAGAAGAAAGAGAACGAGTAAGAGAAATTACAGAAATGGAAGAAGACGCAATTATTGTTGCATCATATGGTACATTTTCTACTGGTATTAACATTAAAAATTTACATAATGTAATCTTTGCTTCTCCGTCCAAATCGAGAATAAGAAATCTTCAAAGTATCGGAAGAGTTCTTCGTAAAGGAAATAATAAACAACAAGCAGTATTATATGATATTGCAGATGATATAACTTACAAATCAAGAAAAAATTATACTCTCAATCACCTTATCGAAAGAATAAAAATTTATAATGAAGAAAAATTTAATTATGAAATTATACAATTAGATTTTAAGGAATAATATGGAAGAAGAATTTTACGCAACAATTAAGATGATATCGGGAGAGGAAGTATTTTCTAAAGTGTGTCCTTGCGAGGAAGAGGATGGTATTATATTAATACTTGACAATCCAGTCACAATGAAACATATGGTCATACGTCAATATGAGATGATTGGACTTAAAGTCGAACCTTGGATGAAGCTTACAGATGATACGATGTTTATCGTAGATATGGATAAAATAATTACAATGACTGAAGTATCTGATAAATCTATAATTAGAGTTTATCAAAAATATATTAGAGAAAGAAATGGATTATCTAGTAAATCAGAAATAAGTCCTAATATGGGATTTGTTTCTTCTATATCTGATGCTAGAATATCTTTAGAGAAGATTTATAAATCTGTTATATAATCTCATTCTGAAAACCCACAGAGTTATTTTAGTACCTTCGTGGGAGTTTGTCAATTTACCTATTGTTATGTTATAATAAGAACAAATCAAACTTAAAAATGAATAAAGAAAGGAAAAATCCACATTATGTAAATAATAAAGATTTTCATGATGGATTGGTTGCATATAAAATAAAAATTAATGCATCAAGAGAAGTATACTTCGAAAAATATGAGGTATATCCAGCAGAAAATAAATATTGGGAAGGTAAACCAAGAATACCAAATTATTTGGGTGAATGTTTTTTGAAGATTGCTACTCACTTATCATATCGTCCAAACTTTGTTAATTATATGTTTCGTGAAGATATGATAAGTGATGGTATAGAAAATTGTGTTCAATATATTCATAGATTTGATGTAGAACGAACAAATCCATTTGCTTATTTTACACAAATTGTATATTATGCATTTCTTCGTAGAATCCAAAGAGAAAAAAGACAATTAGAAATTAAAGATAAGATTATTGAACGTAGTGGATTTGAAGAAGTATTTACATCTGATGTGGGTGGTATTAATTCGGATTATAATACAATTAAAGATAATGTTCATATTAAATTACATCAATGAAAATTGGATTATTAACTGACACTCATTATAACTTCAAGAAAGCAAATAAATCATTTCATGATTATTTTGCAAAATTTTATAATGATATTTTTTTTCCTATATTGGAAGAAAGAAATATTAAAACAGTAGTTCATTTGGGTGATGCTTTTGATAATCGTAAAGGAATTGATTATTGGGCTTTGAAGTGGGCACAGAAAAATGTATACGACAAATTACAAAAACTTAATATTCTTGTTTATAATATCGTAGGTAATCACGATTGTTATCACAAAAATACAAATGACGTAAATGCAATAGATTTATTATTACAAGAATATGATAATGTAATACCAATTTCTGGACCAACAGAATTTTGTATTGATGGTTTAGATACTTTAATGCTCCCTTGGATTTGTGAGGATAATCGGGAAAAAACCGATCATCTATTGAAAAACACGCAAGCAAAAGTTATATTTGGACATTTAGAGTTATCTGGATTTCCTGCTTATATTGGACACATTCAAACGGAAGGAATGGATTCAAAAGTATTTAAAAAATTTGACAGAGTGTATTCGGGACATTATCATACCAAAAGTGATGATGGTAAAATATATTATCTCGGAAATCCTTATCAAATGTTTTGGAATGATGTAGATGATACTAGAGGTTTTCATATTTTTGATACTGATACATATGAATTAGAATATTTTAAGAATCCTTATAATATGTTTGAGAGGATATATTATGAAGATACTGATTATAAAAAGTTCAAAACATCATATCTGGAAGAAAAAATAGTAAAAGTTGTTGTTCGTCAAAAAACAGATCAATTAAAATTTGATAAGTTTATTGATAAAATATTAAAAGCAAATCCACTCGATTTAAAAGTTGTTGAAATTATTGATGTTAATGATGGAGATGTGAATTGTGAAGAAATATCAGCAGAAGATACAATGTCTATTTTGGATAAATATGTAGAAGAAGCAGAATTTGAATTGGATAAAATGATTGTAAAAAAATTACTTCGTGATGTTTATCGAGAAGCATTGGAAATAGAATAATGTATTTACTCGCAATTGATGGAAAAGAAGAAGAAGGTGCGTATGCCGTAACAGATAACGATGGAGAAAAGGCATTATATCTTTTTGAGGATAAAGATGATGCAGAACGTTACAGTGGCTTGCTAGAAGCAGAAGATTACCCTAAGATGTCTGTGGTTGAAGTTGATGATGAAATTGCAATAAGAACTTGTGAAATGTATGGATATCATTATGTTATTATTAATACCAATGAATTTGTAATACCCCCAAGACAAGATGATTTTATTCAAACGAATATCCTATCGTAATTTTTTATCTTCCGGTAATACTTCTACCGAAATTAATTTTACAGATGCCCCAACGACTTTAATTATTGGAACAAATGGTTCCGGCAAAAGTACTATGCTTGATGCTTTATGTTTTGGGTTGTTCAATAAAGCATTTCGAAAAATTAACAAAAATCAATTAATAAATTCAACAAATGAGAAAGATTGTTTAGTTGAAGTTGAATTTACTATTGGAAATAAAGAATACAAAATTATAAGAGGAATTAAACCAAATATTTTTGAAATTTGGATAAATGGAGAATTGCAAAATCAAGTTGCATCATCAGTTGACCAGCAAAAACAACTTGAAGATATTATATTAAAACTTAATTATAAATCATTTACACAAATTGTAATTCTGGGTAGTGCTTCTTTTGTTCCTTTTATGCAACTTTCAACGGCAAATCGTCGTGAAGTTGTAGAAGATTTATTAGACATCAAAATATTTTCTGTCATGAATTCAATTCTTAAAGAAAAAATAAGAAGTTCTAATGAAAAAATTAAGGAGTTTGATGTATTCGAAAATACAATTAAAGAAAAAATTCTAATGCAAGAAGAATTTATAGAAGAATTAGAAAAAAGAGGAAATGTAAATATAAATTCTAATAAAAAAAAGATTACTAATTTTACAAATGAAATTGAAATATATCTTCGCCAAAATTCAGGTCTTGAGGAAGATATATTTAGATACATTAAAGAGCAAGAAGAGGTCTCTGGGTCTACGAGTAAAATTAAAAAACTCGGAAACCTAAAAGGAAAACTTTCAGAAAAAGTATCTACAGTTACGGATGAGTATAAATTTTTTAATGAAAATACAATTTGCCCAACTTGTACCCAAAAAATTGATGAAGAATTTCGTGTAAATAAAACTGTAGATACGCACAATAAAATAAAAGAACTCGAAATGGGATTTCGAGAACTTGAAATGACAATTAGAAATGAAGAAGAAAAGGAACGCCAATTTATTATTCTTTCAAAGGAGATTACAAAAATCAATTATGAAATTTCTCAAAACAATACTCGGATTTCAATTAATCAAAAACAAACACAAGAACTCGAAAAGGAAATTCAAACACTTACCGACCAACTTAAAAATAGAAATACTGAACACGATAAGTTAGAAAAACTAAAAAAACAACAGAACGATAATTTTAAAAAAAAATCAAAGTACAAAGATACTATTAATTATTTTGATTTTGCTCAATTTTTAATGAAAGATGGAGGAGTAAAATCTAAAATTATTCAAAAATATATTCCATTAATGAATCAGCAAATCAATAAGTATTTGCAAATGATGGATTTTTATATTAATTTTACATTTGATGAAGAGTTTAGAGAAAACATAAAATCACCAATACACGAAGATTTTACTTATGAAAGTTTTAGTGAAGGTGAAAAAATGAGAATCAACTTAGCCATTCTTTTCACTTGGAGAGAAATTGCAAGAATGAAAAATTCAATTAATACTAATTTACTAATTTTGGATGAAGTTTTTGATAGTTCTTTGGATAATATGGGAACAGAATATTTTACTAAAATTATCAAACACGTAATTAAAGATTCTAATATATTTGTAATTTCACATAAGACTGATGAATTGCTTGATAAATTTGACAAAATTGTTAGGTTTGAAAAAATCAAAGGATTTTCCAAGATTGCACCTTGACTTTTTTTTGATTTTTTGTTATAGTCTTACTAGATATATCAAAAAATGTGACCGAAAACTTTGAATCAAACTATGCTGATTATATTTCACCTAATTTTCAGAATGTTGAGGTAGTTCCAAAAGATACTTTAGAATATATTGGAACTTTTCTTGATGGTGCTGGTATTGATTTTAGTTTAACTGGAAATCCATATCCCACTTCTTCTGATAATGTTGCCCCAAATCCACCAATATCAAAAAATCATCTTTGGAAATATAATGAAGGTCAGATACTTAAGGATGTCTCAGAGTATGTGACAAGCACTTATGGTAGTCACTACTGCGGTCAAAATCAAGAGTATAGAAATATTCAAACAATCGATTTAATGGCAGCAAAAGATCTGGCACAAGATTTCTGTCAGGCAAATATTCTCAAATATGGATCTCGTTATGGAGCAAAAAACGGACGAAATAAAAGTGATTTACTTAAGGTGATTCACTATGCTATGCTACTACTTCACTTTGATGGTCATTATACTCGCAAGGATAATGGACTTTCTGAATTCAAATAATAATGAAACTGCGAAATCAAATTATGAAACTTTCTGACAAAACACTCTCACTGCTTAAGAACTTCTCTGGTATCAATCAATCTATTCTTTTTAAGGAAGGTGATAAACTTCGCACTATTTCAGTGATGAAGAACATACTTGCTGAGGCAACGATTACTGAAACCTTTCCAAAAGACTTTGGAATCTATGATCTAAATCAATTTTTGAATGGTCTCAATCTTCACCAAACACCTGAACTTGATTTTGAGAATGATAAGTATGTAATGATACGTGAAGGCAAATCAAGGTCTAAGTATTTCTTTGCTGACCCAAGTGTGATTGTAACACCACCAGATAAAGAGATTCTTCTTCCAAGTGAGGATGTATGCTTTGTGTTGAATACTCAGCAGTTAGATAAGTTACTCAAGGCTGCTGCAATTTATCAACTCCCAGATTTATCTGCTGTTGGTGAGGCAGGTGTTGTGAAACTGGTAGTAAGAGATAAAAAGAATGATACCTCAAATGATTTTTCTATCGTGGTTGGAGAAACTGATAGCATCTTTACGTTTAACTTTAAAGTGGAGAATATCAAGATTCTTCCTGGTTCCTATGAGGTTGTCATCTCACAAAAACTTTTNTCACAATTNACAAGCACCGACAGGGATTTGAAGTACTATATTGCTATGGAACCCGATTCTACATTTGAATGAATATATGAATTACTATAAACAATGTTGTCTTTCTTGGAATTCAGAATACATTCCCAAAGAAATTGATAATAAAATTCCTATTAAGTTTATAAAAAATTATCTTAATATGGAATTTTATGGAAATAAAAAAATTTATTGTTATGATATAAATGAATGTATTGATACTTTAAGGTTGCATTCAGAAAAACCATTTTATATTAAAAATATTCCTTCAATAGATAAAAATTTCTTTGAAATTATTGTTGATTGGTTTATTGAAGAATATAAATTACTTAAGAGAATAAAAGTTACTGATTTTATGTATTAAATACTTCTGTAAGTATTCTTTACTAGAAGAGTTAGAACAATTATTTAATTATTATGAAACTTTGAGGAACTAACTTTGAATATATTCGTTACTTCTCCGTGTCCAAAAGAAAGTGCTATTGTACTTCCTGACCGTCACATAACGAAGATGAGCCTGGAGTGCTGCCAAATGCTCTCTATAGTGGCATCAAATAAGTGGGGACACAACTATGGAACTCTTCCCAAGACCGATGGAACCCCCTACAAGACAGAGAAGGGTGCCTTCCGTAATCA